ACACGCTGGACCTGATCGTCAAGGAGGTCGAGATCGCGATCGCCGGGATGTCGGTGACAGGGATCGCGTCGAGCATCACGTTGACCGGCATCGACGAGCCGGAACTGTCGGGGAGTTCTGACCAGCCGACCGGACAGGTAACGATGAATTTTAATGTGAGCTATTACACCGTAGAAAATGCGCCGGACGTGGCGCTTTAATCCAAGGAGCTGAATCATGGCGACAGTGCATAAATGGGCAGGGGTAGCAGTTGCGATGCAATCTGCCGCCGCAGCAACGAAAACGATTACGGCGATCACGAAGGCGAATCCGGGAGTCGCTTCCTGCACGGCAAACGGGTATTCAAACGGAGATTATTTGCTGCTGTCCGTCCAGGGCATGTATCAAGTCGACTCCAAAGTGGTGCGCGTGTCCGCCGTTGCGACGGATGCGTTTACCTTGGAGGGAGTCGACACGACGACGTTCGATACGTTCAGTAGCGGGACGGCCAGCAAGCTTACCTTCGGGACGTCGATCACCACGGCGACCAGTATGTCGGCGTCCGGTGGAGATTTCGACTTCATTGACACGACCACGATCCACGACAACCGGAAGACGCAGATCCCCGGATTGTCGAATCCGCAGACCTACACGTTTGACAATCTGTGGGACATCGCTGACGCCGGTCAACTCGCAATGAAGGCTGCGTCCGATGCACAAGCGCAGAAGGCCTTCAAGTTCACGTTCGGCACGGGCGGCGTGATCATGACATTTACAGGCTACGTCGGATTCACGGGGGCGCCTGGCGGCAATGCACAGGACAAAGTAACCGCGTCAGCGTCCATCACGCAATTCGGGACGGCCACTTACTATTCGAGTTGATCTGATGAGTCGTGCGCTAGTTGAGAAAATCAAGAAACAGCGCGAGGTGACGGTGAAGATAGGCAAGTTCACTTTCACCGCGCGCCGCCCTACGGATGTCGAGGCGATCTCGTTACATCGGTCTGATGGGGCTTACTCAGCCATTTCGGCGGACTACGTGACCAACTGGTCCGGGGTGACTGAGGACGACGTCATCGGAGGAGGAAGTGCCGATCCTTTGACTTGGCACCCAGATCTGTGGCGCGAATGGTGCGCGGACCGACCTGACTTCTGGGGGCCGATCTCGGAAGCCGTACTGGAATCCTATCGTGTTCACGCTTCCCGGATGGAGGATGCTGCAAAAAACTGACCGCGTGGCTCGGACAGGTGGAGGTCGCGAAGACGGCCGGGCTCCCGCAGCCACGCGACATACCCGATGGCGCACAGCTCGCAATACAAATATGGAATCAGATGGGCGGCGAGATGCAATGGACGGCGCTTCCATTTTTGTCTGATCTGCATGGCATTGATGATCCGGAGCTCCTGATTGCACAACTGATCGCAATACGCGACGTCCAGGGGAACAAGTATGGCGGGCAATGATATTGCGGTCAGGATCACGGCAGAGTCGTCTCAATTTCAGCGCGAGATTTCCAAGGTAGTCGGGCTCGCGCAGAACAGCGCCAAGCAGATCTCCAACGTCTTCAGCGTCATCGGCAAGGTGGCCGCTTTCGGCGGCATCGGCACCGCTGCCGTTCTGGCGTTCCAATCGCTTCGGCAAAAAGCCGAGGATAGCGAACGGTCGATAAATCAACTAAACGCCGTCTTGCGCCTCACCGGATCTAGCGCCGGACTGACGGCACGCCAGATCGAGGAGCTTGGTAAGAGCGTAGAGAAAAACTCCATATTCGATGATGAGCAGATTCGCGCAGCGTCTACGGCGCTTCTGAGGTTTCGGAGCATTCAAGGCGACACATTCCGGCAGATCCTGCAACTAGCGCCCGATGCGGCAACTGTGCTCGGCACGACCTTGCCGGCTGCGGCCGAGCTCCTCGGCCGCGCCTTCACCGATCCGTCTCGCGGTTTACGCGCAGTCAAGGCGGTTGGAGTGGAGGTGTCGGAGCAGCAAATCGATCTGGCTGCGAGGCTAAAGGAAACTGGCGATGTTGCCGGATCGCAGGCCATAACGCTAGAAGCCTTGCGCAAAGTTCTGGGAGGTTCTGGAGAGGCGGATACGAAGGGGCTGTATGGCGTGACCAAGCGCCTTTCCCGTGCATTCGACGATCTCGAAAAGGCGGCTGCGAAAAAGATTTTCTCCGATAACGTGTCGACGGTCGAAAGCGCCATCGGGCTTTTTGAGCGTTGGGGAAAACGGATTGATGAAACAAGTCTCAAGCTATCTGATTTGGGCAAGCCCTTCGAGCTATGGAGGAGGTCGATACAAATAACCCGTGACCTATTCAACGGATTCCAGGGTCCGGCCCCGGGTGAGCAGAAGGGTCGTCTGGCGATCGGGAAGATTGACACGCGCGCTTTGGATGAGGCGGACGCGCAACGCGCCGCGGAAGCGCAGAGGCAAAAGGAACAGGACGACCAGCAATATGTCCGCGATCAACTCCGGATAAAGAAACAGGCCGCAAATGCTGCGACGTATTTTGCCAGGGAATTGAATGCTCAAAAGCACTTCATCGCAATGCGGCAGTCAATCAATGATTTCGGCTTCAAGCAGGATACGCTGTCTGCCGCCGCCTTTTACACTGAACAACGACGCCTTGCCGAAGACGCTGCCAGAGCAGAACGCGAAAACATAGGAAAGCAAATAGAGGCCAAGGTCAAGGCGACCAAAGCTCTATCGACGACTCCGGAAGAGCGCGCAAATCTAGAGGCGCAAATCTTCGCACTCGCCGAGCAGCACGGCGAGGTCCGCTTGAAACTGGAAGAAAACCTGCTGAAGATCCAGCAGGATCAATCGGCGGAAATCAGGAAGCAAGGATATGAATACGACGACATAGCATTGCGGTTAACGGAACTAACCGGAAGCGCCGGGGCGGTCGCTGCAGCCACTCTGGAACGCGCAAATCGGGACGTCATGCGGCGCATCGGCGTCGAGAAAAACTCCGCCAACCCTGCTGATAGGGACGCTGCTAGAACAGCGGAAAATACTATTGCGCTGATAACAAAAAGGACGCTTCAGCAGGTAGATCTAAATGAAGCGCAAAGGAAATTTGGGAACGTGCTTGAATCGGTATCTTTGCTGCAAGGGAAGATTGATACCGAGGAGCAGCTTGGAGCGATTACGGAAATAGACGCGCTTAACAAAAAGGCTGACGCCGCGCGGTCCTATATCGGAATACTTCGGGAGCTCGCGGCGCAGTACGAAGAGATCGCCAAAGGATTGCCAGCAGGAGCGGCGCAAGACGAGGCCATCCTAAAGGCGCAAGGACTGCGCGCACAGATAGACCAGCTCGAAGTCTCGACGCATGCACTGGAGATTACCTTCCGCAAGACGTTCGAGGACGCCTTCGCGAGCAACTTGACCGACGTCGTCATGGGCACGAAGAGCCTGTCCGCTGCCTTCAAGGACATGGAAAAGCAGATCGTCGCATCCATCAGCCACATTGCATCGCAGAATATCGCGCAAGCAATCTTCGGAACGGGCGGGGTCGGTGGCAGTGCGCCAGGTATGGTTGCCTCTCTTTTCGGCGCAGGCGGCAATAGCTTCAACACGATGGGCATGAGCAAGGGGCTGGACAGCATTCTATTCAGCATATTCGGCGGGGCAGCGGGAGGCGGTTCGATAGCTGCGAACCGGCCCATTTTTGTCGGCGAAAAGGGTCCTGAATTGTTCGTCCCGCAATCTGCCGGTAACGTGATCCCGAATGATGTGCTCGCAGCTAAACGCGGTGGTCAGTCCGTTATCAACATCAATGTCAACGTGGACGGCGCCACGACGCGCGCCACGGCGGATCAGGTGGCGCTACGTACCGGCGTTGCCGTCCGGCGCGCTCTCTCAAGGAACGGCTGATGTCCTTCTACGAGACGCAGTTTCCTGCGGAGATCTCCTACGGTGCCGTAGGCGGGCCCGGGTTCCGCACGGACGTGGTCGTCGTCTCGAGCGGCGCGGAGCAGCGCAACGCGACCTGGTCGCAGGCGCGACGGCGCTACGACGTCGCGCACGCCGCGCGCCTGCCGACCGCGTCGGATGCCGTCAAGGCGTTCTTCCACAACATGGCCGGCCGCGCGCACGGGTTCCGGTTCAAGGACTGGACGGACTACGCGGCGACGGCGAGTGAAGGCAAGTTCACACTGCTGACCGCCACGACGTTCCAGGCTTACAAGCGATACACGTCCGGATCGCAGACCTACGACCGGATCATCCAGAAGGGCATCGCGACCTGGACGATCACTAGCGGGACCGTCTCGTCCATCAACTACAACACCGGCATCGTGACCATGTCCAGCGGCACGCCGACCGCGTGGGCGGGTGAGTTCGACGTGCCGTGTCGGTTTGATACCGACGAACTCTCAGGGACCATCATCTCGCGGTCCGGTGGGAGTCTCGTCGTCGGCTGGTCGTCTATACCGATCGTCGAAGTGCGAGTGTAACGTGCGCACGATCGCCGCATCCCTGGCGACGCACATTGCCGGCGAGGTCACGAAACTGGCGACCTGCTGGAAAGTGACGCTGACCAATGCCACGGTCAAGGCGTTCACCGACCACGACAGCGACCTGATCGTCGACGGCGTCACCTACCTGGCCGCGTCCGGCTACACCGCTTCGGACGTCGACACGACCGCGGCACTCAACGTCGACAATCTGGAAGTGATCGGCTTCATCGCGTCGCCGTCCGTCACTGAAGCCGATCTGCTGGCCGGCCTGTGGGACTACGCGGCGGTGGAGATCTTCCAGGTCAACTGGGCGAGCGTCACCGACGGCAAGATCTGGCAAAGAGTGGGCAACCTCGGGGAGGTGACGCTGAAGCGCGGGCAGTTTCAGGCCGAGCTGCGCGGGCTGATGCAGGCTTACACCGCGACGGTCGTGGAATTGACGTCGCCGAGCTGCCGCGCCAATCTCGGGGACGCTCGCTGCGCCGTCGCGCTCGGGCCGTTCACCGTCGCCGGG